GGGAGTTTTTTTATGGATAGATAATGTCTTCGGACATTACGTTACGTATAGTATCACGAATGAGGGTTCATACTGATTTAATTATATACGATGTTTTATATGAAATTTTTGCACAAAATTTAACTCAAACTGTTTATGATTATATTGTTTCTTTTTGAGTTATATTACGCGTTTTGTATATTATGTTATTGTTATTTTTGTCAATCTATAATTAAATTTTCTTTGAGGAGATTTTAAACTAAGTTTTTGATCATTTTTGATATTAACAAATGATTAATTTGAGTTTACTGACACTATAAATCAGTTAATGGCTGTGATCTACAGCTCTTTTTAGTTAATTTACGATAAAATACCGTTAGCGCAAAGACCAGCGTAATTCGATATATTACGGTCGAACAAAGGGTAGTACCCGTTATTCGATTTAGGCCACTTTTTCACCCTTTTTTTCTCGTTGTGAGAGCAGTGCATGCTCTCACCACTCTATTTATTTAGAGTGTAGACGTATTATCACGCGAGTGTGATGCATCTATTGGAATCTTTTTGTCTAGCCTTTACTTTTTTGATCAACATGTCTTCCCAGACTAGATTATTGATTTATTGGAATTTACATTTCGTTGCACAATAGCTCTGTATTATGCTGAGCCCTATTACGGAAAGGATTTGTATTGTATGTAATCAATATTATATATAATGACGCTATTAGCTAAGTTTGCACCTTACGACGAGCGTTGGCGGTGGGCCACAGTTCTCATGTATTGGGACCTTGGGAGTTTATAAACAATGTTGTGCCCTTTGGGCCTCGTTGTTTGTTTACTTTCATGGTGTGATATTTATTTAGAGACTTTAAATTTTTAAACAAGTATCAATCATGAGTAAACAATCAGCGTTTTCGGCTTTGAGCCGGGGGAATAAAACCCCAATGGAGGTGGATCTTAAATTTCATCGCAAGAGCAATTTGGATGCTTTTGACTTTGATGACGTTTTGACAGCTTTGTCAAGCGCAGAAGGACTAATGACTAAGGTGGATCGCGCGAGATTGCGTGACACCAAAATGAAGAAAAAGTTAGAGTTTAAGAATAGTCACTTAAACAAGAGATGTAAAAAAAAAAGTTGCAAGCGCAAGCGCTTAATTCTTGATTCTCAAGCATGGTTTGGATATCGACCTATCTCCCATGAGCAAAACCGCAATGTATTTGTCGCTGCTTTTTGTAGCTTCATTAACATTGTTAGGTCAGTATATTTATGGTTTCTAACGCATGTAAAGCGTTATTTTTTGACTAAATATGTTCGTCCCATTTTCGATTATAAACGAGTTGAAAATCGTACTATCAATGATTTAATAGCCAGTCGGCTAGAGGATTTTTCATGTCTAGTTTTGGGCATTCAGAGTTCTACAAATGTTACCACTTTTTTACTTACTGTCCGTTCTTTTTACATATCGTTACATGGAATAAGTATAACTGAAAAAGTTATGACCTTTTTGAACAATTGCGATTTCTTTTGCATGTTTGATAACGGTGTATTTAAAAAGAAGGTAGGTGGGATTTCCGACACTATATTGGAATCTCAAGCCGATGGGGCCAAATTTGATTATGGATCTTTTTTTAAAGATATAACTGATAATTATCGCATGGCGCGCAATTCTCCTTTTTTCCATAAATTTTCAGAGTTGATCAGCTTTGCTGTAGCGTTTTCTTTTTTGCCTGATTGGCATAATAATCCGTTGCAATTCAAGGGGGTTACCCTTTTTAAAGCCTCTGCTTTGGGAGTACACAACACTGCTTTGAGTTTGACAGATATGTTGGTTGAAACAGCAGGATTATTTATGGAAAAGGTGCTTCATGCTGTTTACACGCGTGATCCGTGGTCCCTTTTAAGTTATGACTCTATGGCCCACGAGTGTGATGTTGAGTACACATTGCTCAAAGGATTTTTTCCCATGATAGAATCGGGGCGTCTCTCGGAAATACCTTCTGAGAATGGTCCATTTACAACAGTTGAAAACTATAAATGCAGGTTAGCCACTTTAATAGTTAAGTACCTAGACCGTGTAAAAAAAGAACGTAATGAGAGTATAAAGAATATTTATTTATGTCGCATTTGTTCATTAAGAACACAACAAGAAAAGTTGATACATTTGACGCTTACGGAACCCATTAAAATGAAACCGTTTTCAATATTGGTTTATGGTAAGTCCTCAGTGGGTAAAACATCTATAACCAATATGTTGGCAAAATATATTTTGTCAGCCAATGATTATGCGTCGGGAGCTGAGAATATAGTTTTTGTTAATGAGGCAGACAAATTTGATTCAGAATACACACCTGATCATAATTGCATGATTTTTGATGATTTTGGTAACACAAAAGCAGCATTTTACACAACACCACCTACACAAAAGTTAATAGATATTATCAACAATGTACCGAAAGCCGCGTTAAAAGCGGATTTGTCGCAGAAAGGGAATATTTATATAGCTCCACCTTTGGTGGTTTTGACGACTAACATCAAGACATTGATGTCAGAATGTTTCTCAAATGAACCATGTTCAATATTACGACGTTTTGATCTAGTCCTTGACGTTTCCCTTAAAAAGGAATACGCGGATGCTTCTGGTGGACCAGATCCAATCAAAATGTCTTGTGATGGCATACCTGATGCATGGAGCATTGATGTTCAGCGCGTAGTAATAAAGCGCGGTCAACCAGATTGTCCAGATCAAGTTAAGTTTCAAACTGTTATGGCCGGTGCAGGAATTAAAGATACCTTGAAACATGTTGTCGCAACTTCTAAAGATTTTTATGTTAGTCAGAGATCTTATATCGCCAATACTAAGAATTTGTTTAATAGAGTAGTTTCGATGGACGACTTGGAAGAAGAGGAGGATGATTTTAAATACGCAAGTGCGGTTCCACCTTCTTTAGAAATATCGCAAATACAGACTTTCGAACACAATTACGCTTGTAAATTTCCGAATGATGGTTATGGACAGGTTTCTGTGTTCGGTAAATATAAGAGAGACGAAATCTTTGAAAGGGTAGTTAATATACGTGAGCAAATTTCATACAGTGAATTATGTGAACGTTACGTTTCCCCTTTGTCCTTATATTCCAATTTGTACGCCGGTATTCCTATCGCCTTTGATTTTGAGCAATCCTTGATTGGAGAAACAATTGAAGATGATGATGGAAAAGAGAAGAACGCACCGGAAAGCTTTATAGGTGTTATGCGGAGAAACTTTTTGCATGCTAATGTTAAATTCATAAATGGTCAGGAAGATAATTTGATGAATGCATATGCGACTGTTAAAAACCACAAGATAACAATGGTTTTGGGTGCGATTGGTGTGCCCGCTAGTCTTTATGCAGCTTTGCAAATATTAAAAAAGGTGCGCACTTTTGAAGAGCAGAGTATTTCGGAAGGATCTAGGCCTATTCCTTCAGATGCGGAACCCCGGTCTATGTGGAAAAAGCGCATTATTACACCAGTACTAAAAGACTCAAGATCTTGCACCACAACATATGATCAATTAAAGGATTTGTTGAGACATAAAGTTGTCTTTTCAGAAGTGTCATACTGTGACGGTAGCGATATGTTAATGACTACGGCGTGTAGCGCTTTCCCGCTGTGTCAAAACTATTGGATCTTTCCGTCTCATTCTATACCACAAGGAAACTTTTCTGTTCGTTTAACGAATAGAGGTCCTGATGAGATAGGCATGAACGTAACGTGCAATCTCGATCAAACTTGTGTATATAGAATAGAAGGCGATTTAGCAGTTTTGATGATTATTGAAGCTGGTCCACAAAGGGATCTTTTGTGTTTTTTTCCTTTGAAAACTACAAACAATTACCCAACGCGCTTTGATATGATATATCGGAATAATATGGGTGCCGCATTGGTTTTACCAGCAATACATATTAGAACAGGGAAGGTTAGGACCGAAAATAATTATTTTGATGGTTTCTATTACAAGTTAGAAGAACCCACAGCGCGTGGCATGTGCGTCGGACCTTTATTGGGTGTTGAAAAGCGTGCTTGCATATATGGTTTTCATTTAGCTGGTAAGACTGGACAAACTTTAGGAGCTTGCCAAAGTGTAGATCAAGAAACTCTTCTTAACGCTATAAAGTCTTTAGAGGAGAATAATGTGCTACAGGTGCATTCTTCAGGTGATATTAATTTTGATAGATATGATGTTGGAATTAAAATGAGTGATGCTATTCATTATAAACATTGTTCTAATTATTTAGAAGATGTTGATGGCGTAACACCATCTTTAATTCTTTACGGATCACACTCTGTAGGTAGTATTAAATTTCGTAGTAATGTTAGAACATCTTTATTATCAGATCAAGTTCACGCGCATTTGGGCATCAAAAGGGAACATTATCCTCCAGACACATCGCGTGTTTGGAAACACTGGCAACGTGATTTGCAATTAATGTCATGTCCTTCTAATAATTTTAACCATGCCGGATTAACATTGGCTTACTTGAATTTGAGTGAGAAATTTGTTAAAGTCTTGAAAAACAATCCTTGCGATATATCCGTATTGGCAAAAGATTACAATTTGGCTGGATGTGACGGTATTGATTCTATAGATCGTATGAATATGGCAACGTCTATGGGGTGGCCATTGAATGCGAAGAAGAGTAAATATATTAAAAACTCAATGTATGCAGTGGACGGTATTACTTCACCTTTAGAAATGAGTGATGATATATATAGTATCATAGTTCATTGTGAAAACATTTTACTATCGGGCAAGATGGTTCATATGGTTCACAGAGCTAATTTAAAAGATGAGCCCGTACATCAGGATAAAAGTAAAATAAGAGTATTTTCCGGTTGCGAGATTGCTCTTACTTTTTTAATGCGGAAGTATTATTTGCCTATAGTACGTTTTATACAGAACAATTGGTTGGCTTGTGAGTGCGCAGTAGGAATCAACGCGCACGGAAGACAGTGGAATCAATTAGCTACTCACATGCTCGAACATCCTAATTATATAGCCGGCGATTATAAAGCTTATGACAAGCAGGTTGGACCAAAAGTTATGCGTTACGCCTTTCAGGTTTTAATTGACGTAGCCATTAATTCGGGTTATACGCATGAAGATGTTACGATTATGAGTGGTTTGGCAGCTGAAGTTTGTTTTCCATTATATGAATATGATGGTGTTTTTATACAATTATTTGGCTCTAATCCCTCCGGACACCCTTTGACGGTTATATTAAATAATTTAATCAATAGCATTTATATGAGATATGTTTATAGTTTTAATTATGACATATCAACTTTTTCCAACAACGTTAATATTGTGTGCTATGGTGACGACAATATTTTATCAGTCAGTAATAAAGTTCCCGATTTCAACTTTAATACTATACGAATAACTTTAGCTGAATCTAATATTGTTTACACTACGGCTGATAAATCTGATGGTGAAGCTCCTGATTATATACCATTTAATGAGTTATCTTTTTTAAAGCGATCTTTCGTTTTTAATTTAGATTTTGGCACTTACATGGCACCATTAGACAAGTTGTCTTTTGCTAAAAGTTTACATAATTACACCGAAACTGGAAAGAGTGATAAATTACCCATGGATTTATGTATAGAAAATGTTAAGAACATTCTATTAGAGTATTTCCAGTGGGGAGAGGCGGAATTTGAAAGAGCCCAGAGCAACATTATTAATATGTTGCAAGAGGAGCATTTGAGCAGTCAAGTTATAACTTATGCGCAATGCGTTGATAGGTATAACGGTGTGACTGAACCAACTGAACATTGGGATGATATTCTCGATGATCAAAGTTCTTTATGTATGGTTACCATAATTCATCGCTCGGATGAAAAAAGGCTTCATAAAGAATTAGAGCAAAAATGCATAGTCAAGCATAAATTGACTAATAAACGATTTGTTTTGAGTTGGACAGATCGTATTAATACACAACTTACAAACTTTATAAGGTGCGAGGATAGCACGAGGTCAAAATTTC